TCAAACCCCTGTTTATTGGGGCTTCGCCCCTCGGGGCGTTCCGCCCCTTACCCGTCGGCCAACACTTCAATTTCGCTTCGCTCATTTCGTGGGCTTTGGCCTCAGCCCCCCTCTCACCCCTTCGGGGATCGTGTCGGGGCGAAGACGCCCCTCGGGGTGTGGGGAGGGGTAGCAAAAAATAAAATTTTTTTTGTGTAAGTTTATGAGAGATCATGAGTTTAAGCGGTATCCTTCCAATAAAGATGAACAATTTTATCGAAAGCCGGACCCGGACCCGTGGCAATGACGTTTGAGAAAGCCAAAACGAATATGTTGCTCTTACCGGTGGTCACTCCGCGATTGAAGTTAATATATTTGTTCATGAACTTTGTGATATTAACCTTGCGAACAAAGAACTGCTCGACCTCACCATTAGAATTAGAAAAAGTCATATCTTTGAGCACGTGGAACTGTTGGCGCTTCGCTACATCCGTAACATAGGGCGACAAATAAGAATTACTTGCACCCGGCACCTGTAGGATATCCCCCATAATAGGGGTAGTATCCGCGGTATCATTCCGCCATTGAAAAACAATGATGCGGGCTACCTGTTGAACCGATCGGAGATTAATCCTAAAATTCAGTTCAAGTTTGCGTGGCTGTATGCGATCGCCTTCCCTATTCGCGATAGTGTCACCTTGCGTGACTGTGCTCCATTGAGCAATAAGCGGGGTATCATACCCGATATTCTGAGCGGAATTATCAATTAACAAATGATTCATTTCCTTGGTTGCGGTAATCGCTTTCTTGACGTAGGCTTTAGTGGCTTTAGGCACCACCGTAGCCACACGCTTGCGACGGAACGTGGTTCGACGACGGCGAATCCTCCGAGCTCCTCCCCAATTTGCTGGCATGTTTTGTATATTATATATTAATTAATTAATTTTAATTTAGAAATAAATTAATTATTTACATATATATCCCCCTATATACAAAAACTCATCTCAGCATCTCACTCATCTCAGCAGGACGTAATACTAAAAATATGTCCCGCTCTAGAAGTTGGTTATGCACTTGGAATAACTTCCCTGAAGATTGGCAATCAGTAATTGAGCACTGTGGTGCTGTTGATTACTCTGCTCAAAAGGAAAAAGGAAAGGACGCCGAAAAAGAACACATACAGTTCGCCGTTAGGTTTGAACTCCAGAAAGCTTTCGCTAGTGTGCAGGAACTCTTTAAGGGTGCCCATATCGAGCCAGCTAAAGACTGGATCAAGGCTAAACAATACTGTATGAAGAAAGACACACAGGTAGAGGAAGGCATTGTATCTAAGCCTCAACTTGCTTGTAAAGATCCACTGGAAGGAAAGGTTCCACGACCTATCCAGCAACAAATTCTTGATATTATCAAGACTGAACCAGATGACCGTTCCATCTATTGGTTCTATGATCCCGACGGCAACATCGGAAAGACTTCACTCGCTAAGTCTATTTGCTTGAAGGATAAATCGGTGATAAATCTCGCCGGCAAATCGGCAGATATGCGGTATGGTGTGCAAGCTATGGTTGTCAAAGGAAAACCCCCCCGCGCGGTGTTCATGAACCTCGCTCGATCCATCGAAGGCTTTGTATCTTATCAGGGCATGGAAGAAGTGAAGGATGGATTTTTCTTCTCCACAAAATATGAATGTGGAATGGTCATCTATGATTGCCCCCACATGATCGTTCTAGCGAACTTTATGCCAGACACGGGCGCTATGTCTATGGACAGATGGAAGATTTGGGAGTGTCAAGGCGTAGATAAACCCGCGAAACGCGTTGGCGCTGGCGCGGATGGCGCAATAGTCGCAGAGGCTCCTATCGCAGTTATCGATGATGATGATGATTTTATTTAAATGATCTCAAACCCCTGTTTATTGGGGCTTCGCCCCTCGGGGCGTTCCGCCCCTTACCCGTCGGCCAACACTTCAATTTCGCTTCGCTCATTTCGTGGGCTTTGGCCTCAGCCCCCCTCTCACCCCT